CCGCCCGAACACTCATGTTGACGAGCATGATCACATACAGCCAGTTGTGAACTATCAGTGCGCCCTCTGCGGGATAATGGTTGCAGACGACATAGCTCACACTTGCAGGCCCTCCAATGGGTAAGGGAATGGATCACATTCCGGGCACAGTCCGGGATGAAAAGGTATCAGCAATAAACAGAAAGCTCGAATATGTCTCACTCCACCACCACTCCACCTTCAGTTTCCTCGACGGATTCCAGCTTCCCGAAACACACGTGGAACGTGCCGCTGAGATTGGCATGGGGGCGCTCGCACTTACCGAGCACGGGAATGTCTCATCGCACGTTCAACTTGAAGCTGCTGCTGAGAAGAATGGGGTCAAGCCCATATTTGGCTGTGAGGTTTACACAGGAGACGTCGGAGATCACGGAACGCAGCGCAAGAACCATCTTACTATCTTGGCTGAAAACCAGGAGGGGTATCGTAATCTCCTGTCAGTCGTCACGCAGGGGTGGTCCGACTTCTACTACGAGCCTACTGTTTCAGGGGCCACCCTTGGGAAGTTCTCGGAGGGACTCGTTGTCCTATCAGGATGTACTGGGTCACTCCTTGCCACCTCACTCGTTGGAGGGAAGAACGTCCCGGTTGAAGAAGCCTCCTACGAGCGGGGCAGGTCAGTAGCCAAGCGTTTCAAGCGCACCTTCGGTGACAGGTACTACCTAGAGGTTCAAGCCTTCCCGGAACTGCCCAACGTGTGCCAGATCAACAAGATGATGGCGCAGCTAAGTCACGAGCTGAAGATACCGCTAGTGGCAACGGGTGATGTTCACTACACGGAGCCTAGCGAGAGCGACATTCAGCAGATCCTTCACAACGTGCGGGGCGGTGGTCGGCAGACACTGGAGGAGCAGGCTCGTAACTGGGGTTACGACGTGCCATTGTGTCCGCCTGTAAGCGACGCAGAGGTGGTGGCCCGCCTAATGGCTACCGGGCTAACAAAGAGGCAGGCACACGGCGCTGTGGCGGCTACACGTGAGATCGCAGACAGGTGCACGGTAAAGCTGCCCAAGCTGCCAACGCTGAGGTATCCCACAGAGGACGCCTACGGCCTGTGGAAGAAGTGGTTGCGTGAGGGCTGGGAGTTTCGTGGGTGTAGCAGCCTGCGGGGCAAGGAACTCAAGAAGTACAAAGATCGACTAGCTCGGGAAATGAAAGTAATCGAAGACAAGGATTTCCTGGACTACTTCTTGGTAGTGGCGGACTTAGTTAAATGGAGCAAAGACAATGGAATACTGGTCGGACCTGCTAGGGGCAGTGCGGCGGGCAGTCTTGTCTGCTGGCTCCTGCGAATCACTGAAGTCGATCCCTTGGCTTTCGAACACTTGGTATTCGAAAGATTCATTGACGTCAGTCGTGCTGATCTACCCGATATTGACCTTGACTTCGACAGTCGGCGACGTGAAGACGTTCGTCATTATCTCGCTGGAAAGTACGGTTCCGATTGCGTTGGAAATATCGGTACATTCACTTACTTTAAATCCAAAAACAGTCTTGACGATGTGGCCCGAGTGCACCGAATTCCTAGATTCGAAGTGGATAAGGTCAAAGAGCTACTTGTAGAGCGATCCTCCGGTGACCTTCGCAGTGATGCCACCATCGAAGACACCGTTGAGCAGTTCGAGGTTGCGAAGGAAGTCTTTGACAAATACCCGGAGCTCAAGAAGGCGATGGACCTCGAGGGCAACATCAAGGGCATGGGTGTTCATGCGGCGGGCATAGTTGTGAGCAACGGCCCGCTGACAGATGTGTGCGCCATGTACGAGCGAGAGGTACGTGGGCAGATATATCAGGTCATTAGCCTCGACAAATATGACACTGAGCGCCAGAATATTCTTAAGATCGACGTGCTGGGGTTGAGCACGATGGCAATGATCGCTGAATCGTTGGAGCACTTGGACCTAACTCTCCAGGATCTATACGATCTCAAGTTCGATGACCCGGCAGTCATAGAGGCCTTCCGCACAAACGACACGGCGGGTGTGTTTCAGTTCGATGGGCGCACTATGCGACAGGTGACCCGTGAGCTGAAGCCGGATAACTTCCAAGAGGTTATCGATATCAATGCGCTGGCTAGGCCCGGTCCCCTATACAACGGAGCGACCGCCAACTACATAGATATCAAGTGGGGCAAGAAGGAGGCGCAGCACCTCGACCCTCTGCTTGACGAGATCACCAAGGGCACCCACTTCCAGATCGTGTATCAGGAGCAGATACTGCGCATAGTTACAGAGATCGGCAACTTCGACTGGACACACGCTGCGCACATTCGCAAGATCATCAGCAAGAAGTTGGGCAAGCAAGAGTTCGAGCGTCAGTACGAAGCCTTCCGGACAGGTGCTGAGAGCAACGGTGTGTCTATGAAGGTGGCCCGTGAGATATGGAACTCCTGTGTCACGGCAGGTGCCTACGCCTTCAATGCTGCGCACTGCGTCAGCTACGGCATCCTTGCCTACTGGACGATGTGGCTGAAGGTCAATCACCCCGAGGTGTTCTACGCTGCCTGCCTCAATAACCTCAACCCTGACAAGCAGCTAGAGCTATTGCAGGACGCCGACCGGCATGGCATAAACGCCCTGTCGCCCGAGCCTTACTCCGGCGTTGGCTGGCAGCCTCTCGAGGGTTCTGTACAGGGTGGGCTAGATACCATCAAGGGCTGCGGCGAGAAGACTGCCGAGAAGGTGCTCGAGGCTAACTGCCAAACATGGGAAGAGCTACTGACCATCAAGGGCATAGGCCCCAAGAAGCTCGATGTGTTCCTGGACTTTGTGGGTAAGGAAGACCCCTACGATATTCACCTGTTAGAGAAGCAGCTTGAAGAAGCCAAAGAGGTGTTGTGGAAGAACGAACTGCCACCGCCAACACACACAAGCAAGCAGATCCCCTTCACTGAGGGGCCTGATGTCTCCGTAGTGTGGATGGGTGTTCTCAAGTACCGAAACCAACGCAACCTATTCGAAGCTCACTTCTCCCGCACTGGTGAGGAGTTGGACCCGGACACAGTCAAGAGTCCTGAACTGTGCGACTGGGTGAGCGGCATGGGTGCTGATGTGGATGACGTCGTAACGCTAGTCTGGAACCGCTGGAAGTACCCGCAGTTCAAGGACGCCGTGTTCAACATCAAACTCGACCACGACATCGTGGTTGTTGAGGGAGTTAAGTATGGCTTCCAAGCTCGTAGAGCAATCTACGTCAACAGAATGTGGGTCATAGACCCCGAGAAAGGTTAGGAAATGTCAGAAGGAATCCCTATCCCAGAATCCAAATACATTGTATTTGACAGAGAGGAATGGTTCAGCAAGATCCAGGATGAGTTGGGCGCTAAGAAGCTACAACAGATTAGCGCCACCTATGAGGTGCGTGACGGTGTGGTTATCCGTGGTCAGGACGTGTTCGCTGCGAGCACGTTCTTCGGGTACAGCAACGCCATCCAGACGGCCATGGAAATACTCATGGGCAGTTTCGAGGAGATTAGCCCCGAGCTAGGTCACGTCCTGGAGAGCATGTCAGACACCGCAGATCACTTTCACGAGTTGGGAGTTTGGGCCAGCCAAGTTGACGCCCACATACCCGACTGATGATTCCCGATATAGAGGAGCTTACGAGAATGACAAGAGAAAAAGAATCACGACTACCGATGAAGTATGCCGACCAGTCCATGTTTGAGGCTGAGTCAATGGACGCAGAGGGGCCGGTGGTAAGTCTGTTGTGGATGACCCCCGACCCGCTGGGTGCTGTGGCAGCGGCGTGCATGATGTACGAGGGCAAGGTTGTCCGCAACCTTGAAGACGTCACTGACGAGCAGCGTGTGTACTACGCCGATCAGGTTGGGGCTACCCACCTGAAGGCACCACTCGAGTTTGTCAAGCTTCACTTCCTTATTGAGGGAGTGGACAGGGCCTTCACCCATCAGATTGTGCGGCAGCGTACAGCCGTCTTCGCTCAGGAGTCCCTACGGTTCGCCGTCAAGGATAACTTCGCCAGTGAAGCGGCAGTACCACCAAGCATCGCCCGGTTAGAGAAGAAGCACCCCACCCGGCAGAAGTGGGACCAGCACATGAAGAGCGTAGAGGAGCTTTACAACTACCTCGTGGCGAACGGTGTGCCTGCCGAGGATGCTCGTGGGATGCTCCCGCACAACACGACCACACGGTTGCACTACGCTACTGACCTGCGGAACCTCAGTGACCACGCCGGTAACCGGCTATGCACTCAGGCTCAGTTTGTCTGGCGTGAGGTGTTCAACCAGATCAAGAACTCCATCAGGGACCACAGTGAAGGTGGAAGACTCTTGGTTGAAAGCACCAACTTGTTCAAGCCGGTGTGCTATCAGCTAGGCCACTGCCCCTTCACGGCAGACTTCGACCGAGGGTGCACCATTCGGGATCGAGTTTCTGCCAATGCCAAGGCAGGGGTTCCTAGCGACGAGTGGGACGTTGAGAGGGGCATCGGCTATGTGATGCCCATCCAGAACGCCGAATGGATGCTCGACGAAAAGGCGGCATGGCAATGACAGATCCTACCGAACGAGCTATGAAGATACTAGGCAGCGTCTGCATCCGGGACACCGAAGTCCTGGTTGCGCTTGCCGAGAAGAACAAGCGTCAGCTCAGTGATGCAGAGCGAGAGGGTGCGCTAGGCCGTGCCCGTCGCTACGGGGTCTATGACAAGGTGCAAAGCCTTCTCACCTAAGACGCCCTGTGTGTCCGTTTAAGCCGTCGAGAGCACCGGGGTGGGTGCCATACCACACCTACCCCGGTCTCTCCGGCCCTAGCGGTACTGCGTAAGGGCTAGTGACTACTGCGCTACGGCAAAGGACGACAGCGGTATGTGGACCCCTTGCCAGTCAATGCCAGCCCATTGAGCGCCCTCGGTAATGCTGAGGGTGTTCTTGCCACCATGGTCCTCGACGGTGCACCCGTGGGTAACGAGCATGTCAACCACTCGTTGAGCCGGGGCGGGTAGCCCGGTAGGAGCTTTGGCCGGGTCTAGTGCCAGCCAAACGCCCTTCCACGGGAAGAACTCTGGCTCTTCGTCGCTACCTTGGATGGTAATCGCTAGCCGGTGGGGTTGGTCTCTAGCATCAAGTATCTGGCGGCTCATCTGCTTGCCACCCCATGTGACGGGACGATCATCCTCGGGATACTCCAGGACGCCTTCCGGTGTCCAGCGTGCACAACCGAGGGCACGATATTTGCCCCATCTGCTGACACCAATAAGCTCTGTGCTTCTGCCGTCATCATGGCAGAGGATCACATGCTTGTCATAGGGAACGGATGCGGCCATCGCCCACAGCGGGGCAGGGTTGCCTTCAACCCAGAACTGCCCGGTCATTGAATTGGGAATGACTGCGGGGTACTGCTTCCCGCTATAGGTGTTGTTGATGGGCACGTTCACCTTCTTGAAGGGGTGTGCCCGCTGCATGGATCGTCCACCGAAGCTGGCCTGTGCCCTCCATGGCTGTGGCATCTCAACAAGTTTGTTTGCGACCTGTGCGCTGCGTTCAGAGGAGAGCCAAGGGGCGTCGGTTATAGCCGTCACCTCGGCAGTGTCTAGTGGGCGGTCTGCCGGGGCATCGCTGGTTGCGATGCGAGCGTTGCGTAGCCCACGAAACCACCACTGCCAAGTGTTATACTCGAAGGCGCTCACGGGTGTCCGGCTTCAGGCACCGAAGGAACCAGTGGGGTGAGGTCATTGTCCTTGGGGTTCTCAACCGGCGTGACGGCGAAGCTAGTCTTGCCAGTGAGCAGCCAAGTGGCAACGCCGGTCAGTGCTAACCAACCTGCGCTTACGGCAGCTTCCTGATCTGAGCTCCACTGCCACCACTCGAAGGCAGCGGCAAGTGTGAGTGTTGCCAGCCAAAGACCCTGAAGGAGGCCAAAGAAAGGGACGGGGCTACTTTTGATTCGGTTCAGCATTGTTGTCTCCGTTAGGTAGGGGTATTCCTAGATCTTTGAGATGCTTCTCGATTAGGCTAACTCTTCGCTCCAGCTTGCGCACTCGCTTGCTCATACCGTCAATCCTCTTGGGTTTCTATCTGGTGCAGCAGGCCGCGGTAACGGTCCTCACACTCGCGCACTTCAGCTTCCACTAGCGCCAGCCGTTCGCGCATCGACTTAACTTCTTCTTGTAGTTCGTTGATGATCGCGACCGCTGACGCCGTTAACGAAGAAGCAGCGTCGGCCTTGTCGGTGCGGTGATTCGTCACCCATCCGATGACCCCAGCGATCGCTGCGGTGATACCTGCCCACGCTGCGACGGGGAGCTCGGCTGCCATCACGTTCCCGCTTCCTCTTTGTCGCCCGGTTCTCCGATATTCTCGACCAACCGGCGGGAGCAGGCGACCCCGGCCCACGCAGTCCACGCCATCGCAGGCCACAACACCCAACCCGCACCCTCGCGCATTCTCTGGCCGACGTCGCCGCCGTAGGCGATAGTTACCCAATAGGAAACCGCTACAACTACCGCCGATCCGCCTAACAACATGCGCGGAATCCAAATTGCCCAACGCAGATTCACCGAGTCGCCCCGTATAGCACCCCAGACGACGAGGCCCGCCGCCGCCGAGGCCGATATAGCTAGCCACCAGACTCCCGCATCTGCTTGGAAGTGGGTTTCGGCCATCATTCGCCCCGGTTAGATTTATTTGTTAGCGGGGATCGCGTCTAGCCATCCCGATTCAACATCGCCGATGTTGGTGGGCTGTCCGGCTGAGGCCAGAAGGAACTGGTAGATCTCTACGTTCCTCTTGGTCGTCACGTGTGTCTTGGTCAGGCCGTTAGTGGCATAGATACCATTCGTGCCTGTTGCCTTTACGAGCATCATTAGATCGTCCTCTGCTTGGGTTGATGGGTTGAAGACTGGGGCTTTGGGTGTCGCAATAAACCAAGGTCGGGCATCTGACCGACCGCTATTCATTATCGAGAAGTGGGCATGTTGGGTATGCTGATTGCGGCCAGTGTAGTTCCGCCATGCTCCGGGCTGATCACCTCGGCTGCGATTGTGGATCTGGCCGTTGCTGATGATGTACTTGATGCGGTTGTCGTTGCGTCGGGCTATGTCCCGAGCTTTGGCATGAGCATCAAAGCCTCCCCTGGGATCGTGGGTGATGTCTACTGCATCTACCCATCCACCATCGGGGTTGTGGTCGCTGTACCGGGCAGAGTGCTTAGCGTCACCTATGGATCCGTCACTGCGCTTGCTGCGACTGGGTGCGATCTTGTTCGCCTCTGCCACCATGGCGATTAGGCTCGGGGCGAGCCTCCAGTTACTACCTCGTTGAGCGACCATGTTTGTATCCTAGCTATTGTCTTGCCAATAGGACTCACCAAAGCTACACCAGCCGCCGGAGCTTCCTTGGTTTACGGTGACGGTGCCATCGGTGTTAACGGCTAGAGCAATGATAGCCGTAGAGGCGATGCCGCCGTTGGTACCCCCAAATGCTTTCATGATGATGTTCTTATCCGGCTCCCAGCCAGCGGGCAGGGTGAGCAAATGCGTAGAGGTCGACGGGGTAACGGTCAGAAGCCCGGTGATGTGTATTTGCCCCATGCGGTCTCGGTAGATATCAATATTCGGATTGTAATGGGGATGAGCAGTTCCGGTAACGATGGTGCATTGATCCCTTTCAATCCCATCCTCTTCGTAGAAGCACTCCATGGTGGGGAACTGAACCCCATTGAAGCTCCACCACTGCCCCGGATCGTATCCAGGATTCAGGGAATAGATGGCGTCCGTGTTGGGGCTGATCCTGTGGAGGAAGGGTGTGCCCCCTGCGGTCTTTGCGAGCGCAACTCCTATGGAGCTATACATCGATCGTGGGCCACCGGGCATGTTGAAGAGAACCATTGGCGAAGTGGCCGTGGAGAAGGCGGTGGTCGTTACGCCAGAGCACACTCCAAAGCCACCGGCATGTCTGCGAGTCCATGGGGTTGAGAAGCCGATGAATGGTTCTGGCTCAATGCCGCCTGTCCACCGGGAAGCGAGCGGATGCTCTCCCCATTGCATGGGTGTGGCATCGGAAGGCCAAGACTCCAGCGGGAAAGAGCCCCCGTCTAGCGAGACCCAAGTGGAAGTATTTCCGACAAGGGCGGTCATAGTAACAACCCCTGCCGGGGTCACATCAATATAGCCATACCCTGAACTCACCTTGACGGGGAGGAGGTGGCGTTGCTCCGGGCGGCAAGAGATCGGGAGGGTGAAGATGGCGCTGGTCCCAGAGCCACGGATAAGGCCCTTGAGGTGAACCCACCCATCATTGTCTAGTGCGAATCCCGACGAAGACCAAGAGGCACTGTGGTCAACCCAGTCTCCCTGGAGCGTGGGTGCCTGCCACTTGCCTCGTGTGGGTGAGCGTTTGTGAGACGAGCCCATGCGCTCGAGAGTGCCTATGCGCTTACCGTCATTGACGATGGCCTTGGCAAGTACCTGTTCTGGTTTCACTTGAGCTCCAGGGTGATATCTTCTCTAGGTGAGCTATCACTCGGCAGGCTAATGCTGATGCCGTGGACTCGCACCTGCTTGTTGACGCTCAGTCTTCCTTGGTCGATGCTCATGGTGACAACATCACCAAGCCCGTAGTGGGCGATCCCCTGCCAGAAGCCTTGGACGAGCTTGCACTGATACTCTTCGGGCACCTTGTATTCCTGCTCGAGCAACCACTCGATGCGGTCGTCCAGTGTTTCCTGCGTCTCTGTATCGGGCCACGACACTTCCTTCTCCCACCGCCCCCGAGGGTCGGAGGCTAAACCAACAGCCTCAACGACCTCTGGGACTGGTTGGTCTCCGCCGCTTGCCCGAACGGCGTTGGAGAACTCCTCGGACTTGTATGTCCGAGTTAGATCATTGAATGTGCCTAGGTAGTCAAGACGCTTGGTGCTGGTCGTGCCCCGCTTATCCCACAAGTTCATCACCCGGTCGGAGTCAACCTCCCAGTCGAACCCACGCACCTTGGACTCCTGTAGCCCGTTGAGGCCTTCCCCGATACTTGTGCCCGGTGGGAACTCCACGCTGTCTCGCACCACGCCAAGGGCAGGGAACCCAACGCCAAAGGTGATGCCGAAGTCGCCACCAGTGCGAGCCTGCCGCCACTCCACACATTCCTGCGCTATGACGGCTACGTCCTCGTCAAACCAGAACGACCTGTCGTAATCGTAGATGTAGCATCCACCGAGCAGGCCCCGGTAGTCAACGGCAGTGAACGCCGTGGACCCACTGCCGTCACCGTTGATGCTGTCCTGCGATGGGACGATGCGCCCCTGGAATAGCTTGATGCCATCTCGGTACACCCTTAGCTCTGTTATCAGCTCGACGATGTATGAGGCCACCGGGTCGAACAAGTTAAGGGAGAAGTTAACAGTTGCGTTCTCCTTCAGGCGCAGATCAATCGTAGGGTTGAGGGGCCTGAACTCGTATTGCTCAGTAGTTGGCGTTCCAAGGGTGAAGGAGTACGAGGGCACGACTCATGCGACCCGAATGATGAAGTTGATTGCCTTGTAAGGAGGCATGTTCTCGTGGCTGCCACCATTCGATTCGACCATTCCGGTAGTGTCTCCGGTGTAGTTGCTGACAGACCCTCCGACAGTGTGAGAGTGACCACCACCGGCCAGAGTGCTCGGACTGGTGGAGAAGCCAACTGTCCCGCCGATGTTTACGCCGTAGCCGAATGCCTCGACTGCGAATTTCCCTCCGACGTTGTGGTAGTGAGTGCCAGTGCCATTGACCACGAAGCTGTCGGCGTGACCGTGATTGTTGTGGTGGGTGTGCGTTGGGATCGTTGCTGCAACAAGGATGACGGATTCTGCGCCGCCTTGGTCGTTGCGACTGTAGAGGTTGCCAGCCCCGACCGGCATACGGTCGACCATGTCTGGAACGCCGACGGTGGTTGACCCGTCACCGCCGTAGGTGCTGCCCGCTATCTCTAGGAGCTCGGGATAGACGGTGGCGTCAAGCACAGCCCCGTCACAGAGCACCCACCCGCTAGGCATAAGGGAACCATCTCCGGCCCACTCCTGGATGGTCCCGACGTGGTCTACGCCGCCACACAGTGTGCGAAGATCTTCGATTATGGAATCGGTGATGCTACTGGTCGTGCTGAGCAGCGTCACAGCGCAGATAGGCATGAAGGTCTGCCCCGGCTCAGTTATGACCGGAGTGCCGCCTACGGCGATGGAAGAGCCCTGCTCGATCTTGATGGTTGCATCGTCCCCGGCTGGCCCCGGTGCGTCCGGGTCGTTGATGGCTAGGTAGACCAAGTCCTTACGTGTCTGCCCTGCCGATGGCAGTGTGCCCGAGAAGGTTGGCGATGCAGCCTCGGCATCGACGTAGGCGTGGTACATGCCCTGATGCGTTACGTCAGTGCCCGGTGCGAACCCTGCCCCGGCAAGTATCTTTACCGTCATGTCTGGCGAGCCTTGCTCGCTGGGCTTGAGGGCCAATGGCGAGGTAACACCGCCGGTAGGAACGAGCGCCTGTATCAGTAGACGATCTAGGCGGGCAACGTAATCGCCGTTCTGTAGCCAGTTGGGTTGCAAGATTGCCATTAGATCTCCTTAGATCCAAGCGTGACGGAAGGTAACTTCGAGCGCAGTGTCTCCAGTGTATCCGGCGGGTGTGAACTTGAGCAGGTTGACCCCCGGAACGAGGTCCCACCAGTCACTCATTTCCCAGTCCACTTCGTCATACTTCGTTGTTGATGGGTTGCCGTTCTCGTAGATCGTGTGGTTCTTCAGATCAATGTCCAGCCACTCACCGGCAGAAATTCCGTAGTAAGGGAGCTCCAGGTCTTTGCCCGTGGTGATGTTGCCAACCGTCAGTGCGGTGAAGGGGCCTCGTATGCGTAGCGTTGGGTAGGCGTTGATGTTCCCAGTGTTGGTGACATAACCGGTGCCACTGGGCTCCTTGGCTGGGTAGCTCACCGGGTATGTGCGGTCGTAGGTACGCCCTAGGCCCGGTGCCTCCACGCCTGCGGCAGGAAGGCTGACCATTGTCTCGATGGCAGACTCCCAGAGACCAGTGGGTGCGATGAAGCTCATCTGTACTGCGTTGGTATGGGGTAGCTCATAGGGCATCGTCATTGTGTCTGGGCGAAGCATGATGCGACGAGCCTCCTCGCCGTTCATCTCTTCAACGAGGTATGGGCGCAGGACCGGGTTGCAGAGCGAGCGTAGGTTGTCAATGATCTGACGACGAGTAACAGTTTGGTCTGCCCACGGTGGGTAGATCTGGAACTCCAGGGTCAGCACTCGACTGCCAAAGAACTGTGTGTAGTCCTGTGTGCCGTGCGCTCCTGGGATGGGGTCAACCACTTCACGCACCGTGGGGTGTCCGGGGTCGAACTTGCGAATCCTTACCCCGCTGGCCTTGGTGAATACGAACGCATTAGCTCCGATAGTCGGGTTGTCGTTCGTAAGGGTGATCATTTAGCTTGCCTCCGTCAGTGCGAACTTGATGCGCTGTGCTGCTCGGTCCATGTCGTTGTCGTTGTTGAAGGTTCCCGTTACGTTCACGTTGACGGTTGTGTCTCCACCACCGACTCGCTCGGGCTGACCCGTGCCATTGTAGGCCAACGTGTACCCCGGTGGTAGGTAACCGCCTGAGTCGTAGCTGGCTGCGTTGATGGCCCCTACGTCTGTGGCTTGGTTGATAAGATCTGCGATGGTGCTTGCATCGCCAGTGCCGATGGCGTCTGCTATTGCCCCGGCAAGCCCTAGCCCGCTCGGCCCCATGTCGATGAGGCTTTGAAGGAACGCTGGATCGAACATTCCACTTGAACGTATGAGCTCTATGCTCTGCGCAAACTCCGTGGCGACTGTGATCTGCCGCTCGAGGAACTTGATGACGCTGCGACTGCTGAGAGCCATGCGCCCGTTGAATGTACCAAACAGGTCGGCTGTCTTGGTGAGGCTTTCGCTCTGGATGGCGTTGAGCTCATCCATGATCTCTGACCAGCTATCGCTGAACTTCTCGACAGTGGTGAGACGCTTCTCTAGGAAGGTAACGTATTCGGCGTTGCTGATCTTGCCGTACCTGACCTCCAACTTATACATATCCCACTGCTTGTCCATCACCTCATTTCGAACCTCCCACCATTCTTGGGAGTACTTCTTCTCGACCGCCATGCGCTCTTTGAGCTGGACGATGCGATTCCTGATGGACTGGTTGCCCGTGCTGTCCAGTGTGTCTTCTAGGTCCCACTGGTCTTCGATGATCTGACGCTTCTGCGCCACGATCTGACTACCAAGGTCCCACCACTCTGCGCTGAAGGCTCGTACTTCGCCGACACGCCCCTCGAGGAAGCCTAGGAACTGCGACTCGTCGATGAGGTCAGCATCATGGAAGAAGTCTTGGGCGGCGTGCCCGGTTGCTTGTAGCTCGTCCTGCATGGAGTGAACTTCTTTGCCAAGCTCCATCCACTCGTCGCTGTATGCCTCGAGCTGAGACATCTGATTGAGGAGGTTGGTTGCGTATTCGATTGGGCCGAGGCTCCAATCAATTTCGTACTTGTAGTTCCAGACATCACGCTCTCGCTTGCGGGCATCCTCGGCTGCCTTCTGCTGATCGTCGGCTGCCTTCTGCTGATCCTCAGCAGCCTTCTCATGGGCCTCGGCAGTCTTGCTCTTGCCACCGCCGCTACCGCCGCCACCGCCGTCTTTCTTGTCGTCCTTGTCGTCACGGAAGCGCCCTGCCAAACCACCCTCCGCATACCGGGTGACTTGATAGCCGAACATACCTGCGACGCTGCCAAGGATGGCGAGGCTTCGATCTCTCTTGTTCTGGGCTAGTGGTATGTATGCTTCGCCACCCGTCTCGGGTTCGGCAAATATGCGATACGGGGTCTGTGGCTTGTAGATGTTGGCTGTCCCCGGTGTCTCCTGGACGCCACCTTCGGCAAACCTGCGAATACTTCCGAACATGTCTGTTCCCGGATCGGCTCCAGCGGCGGCACCGCCGAGGCCCTTCCCGGGAACCGTGATGCCTGTGATCCCGGCAGGCTTGGGGCCTTCGTTGTAGTTCACTTGCACGTTGATGTTGGAGTTGCCCTGTGCCGTGGTGAGCAAGCCGTTGAGGGTTGCTAGCTGAGAATTGACTGGCCCGATTGTGCTGCCATCCGCAATTATCTCTAGGTCTTCCTTTTCCTTGACTGCCGTGGCAAGCATGTCGGTGATGGCGAGGAAGTCGTTGCCGTTACCAATGGCAGAGACGATCAGGTCTACCTCCCCGGCATCAAGATCTTCAAACTGGTCTGCGATGCCGGAGATATCTCCCTCTGTGAGAGGCGCTCCTTCGTTCTGTATCTTTACGTCAACCACGGCTTGGATCACATCTAGGTTGTCAGCGGTGGTTAGCTCGTCAACCGTTTCTTCAAGGCTGTCCCATGCACCCACCCGAAGGAGTTGGTAGATAACGTCTATCTGCTGGTCCTTGGCCCCGATGCTCTCTAGGTACTCCGTCATGTTCGTGCCGGTTGACCTGAACTTAGCTTCTATCTCGGCAGTCATGACCTTGGGGTCGTCGCCCATCTTGGCTACGCCACTGGTGATAAGGAAGCGTTCAACTTCCCCGGTGGCATCTGCGATGTTTGTGTTGAAGGCGATGTCTATGTCGCCGTTGCTTATCACCGACTGCAAGTCCCCAACGAATCTCTCAACGAACTCGCTACTGAGACCCATCTCAGCGCCGTAGTCCCGCATCCTCTTGATGCTGTCCTGGAGGTACTGATTGATGTCAGTTGCGGTGACCTCGCCCTGTGAGGCTGCCCATGCGGTGGTGTCCTCGATCATGCCCTGTGTGATGTTGGCCCAGTTGCTTCGCAGGTCGATGGCATCTTCGTGGAAGGACTCGAAGTTCATTGCTTCGCCGAGGTCGCTGTTTTCCTTGATGTCCTCCACTGTTTCGTAAGTGTCGTTGACCAAGCCTTCGAGTGCGTCCCGGGCCATCATTGGGCCGAGGGAAGCCTCGATGTATTTGCTTAGTGCTTCGCCTAGCTTGTCGATACTCGACTTGGCGCTGTCTGCGCTAGAGGCGATTTCCTTAAAGGATATCTTCGCCTCCTGCATGTTAGGACTCATGCCGCTTAGGTGTGCGTAAGCATCAGACACTTGCTGAATGTTCTCGGCAGCGTTGTCTGAGGTCTCGGGGTCAAGGTCATCCATGGAGAATCCCTCGACCTCTGCAAGTCGAGACCAGTCAGTCATCATTCCATTGACAGTACGCCCAGTTGATTCTGACATGCTCTCTAGTTGAGCATCGAAGTCTTCCTCCAGGAAGTGAATGTCATAGGGGTCCATCGCATCGAGCAGCGAAAGGTTGAGCTCCTCTATGTTGTCTCCGATAAGATCCTTTTGATCCCCACCTTTGCGCTTGGTAGTTGTTAGTGGCTCTGCATCCGGCCCCTGAATTGACGAGTAATCAACCCCAACCCTGCGATCATTTGCCGCTGCAATGCCAGCAAACGCCATTGCCTTGCGACGTGTCTCCATGGCGTTGAGCTCGTTAACGTCTTCTTCAAGCCCGTCAACATAAGCTGCCTGCTTGGTCCTCTCCTCGTTCCTGCCTTGGGCTGCATCGCCAAGGAACGGGACGTAGCCCATTAGGAAGTCAGCGGTCTCGTTGCCGCCCACGGTTCGTTGAGATTCATCCCCGAGCTCTACTAGCTTCTCCTTAGAAACTGTGATCTCATCATTCAGTTCACTAAGAGCGCCCTTCATCTTCAGGAAGGAGCTTGTGTCCAAGCCATCGGTGAACACCTCTGCCAGACGCTCACCCTCCTCTCGAGCTTTCTCAAGCCCGTCAAAGATGAACAAGGATTCAACAGCGAGGAAGGCACCAAGGGAAGCCATCATGCCGGGGAGAGTGAGGAGTGGCCTGACGAACTTCATCACGAAGGAGCCGAGCTTCTGTATTCGACTGATCATCTTCCCGATGCCTAGGTATGTGCTTACCGCTTTCAATCCGGCAGCGAGCTTGAGCATTCCAAGTCCCGCAGCTACACCGGCAGCTTTCATGGCAACAATGGATGCAATCCAACTTATGATCATGCCCGGTGCTAGGACCATGAGACCAGCTAAGGCAGCACCTACGGCGGTGCCTACGACGGCAAAGCCAGCGCCCAGCTTCTTAAGCCCGTCGGGGAGGGCGAAGATCGTGTTGGAGAGCTTGGTCGCCATCTCGAGAGCCATTCCCAAGGGACCTAGGAAATACTGCCCGACAGTAATGCTGTTCGCCTTGAGGCTGTTCGAGAGGTTCTTGAACTTCATTGATACAGATTCACTCTGCACTGCGTAGGCGTCCTGCGCTGCGCCAGCCCTCGCTGTCTCGTTAGTGATCTGGCTTGCGACTCGTGCGTAGTTCTGCCCCTCGTTGGCAGAGATAGCCATGGCACCACGGGATGCCTGAATGCTGCCAAACAAATCATTAAAGGCTACCGAGGCATCGATGCCTGTGGTCTTAGCCATTGACTTCGTGTACCCATCAAGCATGAGCACTGATTCGCCAAGCCCGTTGGCATCAAGCATCGCCTTGGCGCTGCTATACCCGAGGTCCTTCACAGAGCTCTCCATGAGCTCGGTGGTCTGAAGGAAGGACTGCATCACACGTGACAGGTAGGTGGCTGACTGGTCTGGCTTGATGCCCGCCAACGTCATTGTGCCTATGCCCGCCATAGCGTCGTCGTACTCAACGCCTAGGGCGGAGGCCATACCAACCCACTGCCCCATGCCGGAGGCGAGTTCCTCGAACCTGATAACACCGAGGTTCACTGTCTGGAACATGGTGTCGCTTACGTCCCCGGCTTCGGCAGCACTTAGTCCGTAAGCATTCAGTGCGGCTACCACGGCTTCGGTTGCCACTGCCGAGCTAGTCATACCGGCAGAGGCTGCGACTGAGCTGTGCTCCAGGATCTGCATGGCCGCTGCGCCCTCGAAGCCAGATGACGATATGTCATACAGGCCGTCGGCGAGTTCGTCGGCTGACTGTGGCAGCTTGGTGGACATCTCGAGAATGCCCTGCCCCTGCTCGCCTAGTTCAGCGTTGCTGACCTTGGTGAGTGACTGTACGTTCTTCAACTGGGTCTGCAACCCGGCTGCATTCTTAGTAGCTAGTGCGAAGTATGCCGCAGACCCTGCCGAGACGCCTCCGATGCCCACGCCCATTTTCCGGATGGACTTCTGGGCCTCGGCATACATATTGCCGCCAGCTTGAACGGTTGCATTGGCAACTTGGAACGCCGCCGCGAACTTCTGGACCGCACCCTCGGCCTGAGAGAACCCGGCGATAAGTCCCGCTGGGTTTGCTTGCAATGCGATCTTGATGTATTCGTTCAAGACTAGTCCTTGGGTTCTGGCCTCCAGGTTTCAAAGTGGGTGTGTAGACCCACCTCGTCCTTGGGGAATTGTGACTGTTCGTCGGATTGGGCAACGCAACCCCAACACCGCTTTGTCTCTACCATAAACGGTGGAGGCTCTACTGCCCTACCTTCTTCGTCCATCCAGTCTTCCATATATGTGCCGCAACGATTGCACTTCAATGCTTCGTTCAGTGTATATGCAAGGGCCTTGTCTTGGTCGATCTCGTCCCACGCAAGGAAAACACTGTGCGGAATGCCTGCCGGGACGCAGTAGCTCAGTTCAAAACGAAGCTGCCCGTCGACCCTTAGCCTTTTCCCAAGTCCAACACCCGGCGCTGAGTGTTGGCCTCCATTGCCGCAGTGAACAAGGCTTCAATCTCAGCCTCGTTCCAGGTGTCATCGTCCAACCATTCGAGGCAGTCATTCTCTGTAACCTCTGGCTCAATGATGCAGGCTGCTATCAGCGCCCGTGGGTAGGTGTCTGAGTTGAAGGGCATCTTGGCGTTGGCGAGGGCCGGGTCGTCGCCCTTGTTCTCGTCAAACTCAATCTGCTGTTCGGCAGTGGGTGTGTGCTGCTCTTGGATGCGGTCGAACTTCTTACGACCGATGGAGCGGAACTTAAACAGGATGGAGTTGTCCTCAACGTCTTTGCGCAAGGCTTCCAGCTTGTCGTCCACTGTCTTGTGCTCGGCAATGAGCACTGGGTTCGGATTGCCACTGGACTCACTAGCTGTGAGGCGGCGCTCGAGTGCTCGCTCCTGCTTCTCGAGACGGGCGTATTCCTCACCGATATCGCTATCGGTAAGGATACGCACTGTCCGAGTGACCGGCTGCTTAAGACTTCGCAGATGGTCGAGGGGTTGCTTCTTCGATGTCTTCTTTTCTGCTTCTGGCATTGGAGGCTCCTTAAATGCCTAGTGGGTGATCAGGTGGTGAGTGCTACGTCAGCCTGTGGCTCTTCGGTCGTCGCAAACTTGATCTCGTACATCGCAGCTTCGTTGCCTGCCGAGTAGCGGCGGGAGTTGGAAGACACGGTGACGGGCCAAACCTCTGTGACGTCGGCATCGGCAGGGGAGGCCCCGGCGAGACCGTCGGCGAAGATACAGACAAACCCGGTGTCGTCCTTGACGAGACCTGTTTGGATTGGGTTGCTACCCG